GATGGCGCCCTTTGTGAGAGCGCCACCCTTGTTGTTCATGATTTCGATAGACTGCATGATTGCATTATAGATTGCTTTCTCTTGACAGAACTTTTCGGTGCTATCAAGAAGCCAGTCTGCATTTGTATCCACTTCATCAGCGTTAAGGTCTTTGATGAGAGTAGATGCATCTCTGGCCTGGTCTGCTGTAAGACCACGAAGCGTGTCAACTTCAATCAGTAATGCATCGGCAGTTGGTAGATTGTTATACTTGATAGTGAAGTCACGAATTTCGTTGAAGATGTTACGCTCAACTTCATTCGTAAAATATTCACTCTTGAGAAACGGCAGAACTCTTCGTGTGAACGCTTCGTTCTTCACCAGATTCTTCAATATAACTTTCTCTATCTGCACCATCTAACTCCGCAATGTCTATGATTAAAGTGTTAAGTATCAGGCCAAGATGACGTTCAAAGTATTCATCTTTGCGTAATAGTTCTTCCTTGAACTTACCTGGAGAAAGTATTTCATAGGAAAATTTAAGAGTTGCCGTTCCGTCATCATTCTCTCTGACGCCGACATCCTTAAAGCGAAATATAACATTTTTATAAGCTTCTGTCAACAACTCAATTGCAGTTGTGTCAGTATCATATACATTACTGAAACGAAAATCTGTGCCTAAAATCATTCTGATTCCTCTGCGTCAGCCATAACGTTAGACTTGCCGTAGAGGAACTCATTCTTACATGCTTCATCGATTTGATCCAGAATGTCCTTGGTGAAATACTTTTCAGGTTCTTTGAGAATAGCGGACTCAAATACCTTTGTTCCATTTGGCAATTCATACCGAGTAGAAACCTTCTTGATGATTTCAAACTTCTCGGCCAAATCGACTAGACCATAATATGGATCAAGACCGTCAGAATAGTCGAGCAGAGTTTCGACCTTCTTGTTCTCAATCGTCAAACGAGCCTTCTTGAGATTGGCTGTAATAATTGCACCAGTGACCTGATTGTCCTTATCCTTGTCCTTCTTCTTTGACAGGAATAGAATAGTCGATGCCGCATATTCAAGACCAGAACCACCACCCATCTTCTTCGTTGGCACATAAGAACCAACAACATCATAAACGTGATTGGTCACGATGAGTGGAACTTTAGCCTTACCAAGCTTGAGAGTAAGAACACGGAATGCACCACGAACAAGCTGTGCGCGTGTCATGTCGCGTGTGTCCTTGCCGTCAGCAATATCCTGCATCTCTTTGTCTGTAGAAAGATTGCCAAGCGAGTCAAGGACGAAGAGCATCGGAGGACGATCCTTCTTTTCTTTGTCTTCAATATACTTGTCGAGGATCTTTACGGCCTGAGTTCTAAATTCTTGGATAGTTGCAACTGGCACAACTGCAACTCGCTTGGTGTCAACTCCTCTATCTGCCAACATCTGCTTAGATATTGCGGATTCACTTTCAAAGTAGAAGACAAAACCATCGGCGTTGTCTCTGAGGAATTGTCTGACAATGTTGATTGCGTAAAAGGTCTTTCCTGTGGAAGGTTCACCAGCAAGTGCGGTAACTTTATTAGCAGGTAGACCGCCGTAAATAGAACCGCTAAGAAGAGCATTAAGACTGAAACTACCAGTACCGATAAAGCCAGTAACATCGCCAGCTTCGATACCTTCGTCTGCAATTCCCGCATATTCATTATCAATCTCCTTGAGTAGGGAGTTAAAAATATTAGACATATAGTATCTCCTATATTATGATTGAAACGTCACGTATCTCCGTGACGCTGTATTTAGCAGCGAACGATATCGTCCTCTCTGCATATATCACCCATCTGAACTTCAATAGCAATCAAAGTTTCAGTTAGATGAGTATTTGTGATCTTGTGAACAGCTTGTTTAGGCACATGAAAGGACTCGCCCTTACGAATAGCAAAGATATTGCCATCAACAATAACCTTACCTTCACCTTGTACAATCGTCCAATGTTCACTGCGATGATTGTGGTATTGTAGAGAAATTGCCTGATCTGGCAAAATCTCTAGCTTCTTGACTTTGTATCCTTGGTCTACATCAAGCACAAACCAACGACCCCAAGGCCGTGATGCGCCGTCAAGATACTTTCTTGAAGCCACAATATCTTCTAATACTTTATGAAAATCGTCATAATCATCTTTTGTCATGCGAAAAAATCCTCTAATGATGAAACTTGTTCTGTTTTCCAACCGATGCTGTCTAACACGATACGCAACGGATCCAAAAACGACTTCTCAAACTGTGTATCATAATCGATATACTTCTCTATGTCAAGTTCTTTTGGTAGAATAGTAGGGAATGCAATCACATCACTTTGAATTGTATTCGGCTCTTTCAAAAAGATAAACTTGATCTTCTCACCTTCCATGATCATCGGATAAGTCTTATCTAACTTCATGCGCTTGATCATGTTATTATACAATAGAGAACCACGAACATGAATTGGACAACCTTTGCCATATATCATCTTGGCATCTGAAAACTTTTCAAGTCCGTTTACACCGCGAGGGAATGCAATGTCAGCAATGCCTTGTGTTCTGAACTCAGCTTTCCATGTTTCAATCATGCCAATCAAATCTATTTCACTCTTGTTCAACACAATATCGATTGCTTCCCACATAATCTTACGACAGTATGCGGGAGTGGAAGACTTGATCATTTCAAGACCCATGACCTTCGGCTTGGGCTTGGCATACTCAACACCTTCGTTGTTGTATACATTCATGATGTAACGCTTCTTGGCCGTCCAGATACCTTTATCGGCCAAAGCTTCACGCTTCATTTGCATTTTTTGGTCGTAGGCATGAACATATCTAGCAAGATCAGTATAAGTCTTGTCAATAAACGGTTGGATGCGATCTTCACAGACCTTATCCATGAACTTGATGATTTGTTTTGTATCAGCATCAGGCTTCTGCTCAATAATAGTCTTGCTGACCAGTTTATCAAGAGAGAGATAAATGCTATCCGTATCCGACGCAATAACATAGTCTTCATCCTTTGTCTTGAGTAGATTGTTCATCCACTCGTTAATGCGGTGTTCGATCCAGCGAATGGACAACTGACCTGCTGTAGTGATAGCAGATGCTTGTCTAACATCAAAGAAACGGAAGTATTCGTTACCGAGAGCGCCGTAAGCTGAGTTAAGAGATACCTTCTTAGCCAGCTGGAGATTGTTATATCGCGCAATACGCTTTTCAATCTCAAATCGCTTTGTTGGATCAGTTTCTTTTTCTAGTTCTTTCTTGGCTGTAATAGCTTTCTTCTTGTATGCAGATCGGTCGTTATACATGCTCTCCATAATCTCAGGCAAGAAGCCATGACGTTCTTTTGTGAAGAAATGTCCGTTTGGTGTGAGAGTTACATTTGCAGTTTCAAGAACTGATGTATTAATTTCACGATTGAGTAGTGTATCAATAGACACATGATTGTTACGAAGGAACTCACGAATAGTTCCATCATAATGTTCAGGTTCAATCAGAGTGTCTGGAGAAATGTTATACTGCATGATGAGATGTGGATACAGACTATTCAAGTCAAATGATGCAACCCACTTATGCTCACCGATGAGTGGATCTTTTACGAATGCACCAACATATGCTTGATCTTTACGGTTCTTTGTCTTTGGCGGCACAACCATCTTCTTCTTCAGGAGATAGTTATAAATGATTGCATCCCACATGCGTACCTGTGTGAATACATCATCATAGTTGGATTTGGAATCATATGCGAGAGTTAGAGCGAGTTCAATCAGTCTCAGCTTATCCTCAAGCTTACCGACAAGTTCCACGTCACGAATGTTATACTCAATAAACTTTTGATAGTTGTCTTTATACAGAGTGTGGAGTGAACCATACTCTTCATATGACAACTTGCGTTCACCAAGTTCAACATTACAGATTGCATCAAGCTTGTAACTTTCTTGTGACTGACCACCAGGCGCAAACTTCTTGTATAGTTCGATGTAGTCAAGCACCGAGATACCAGAAGGCACAAATGCGATCTGTTCACGACCCATCATAGTGACACGGCGCTCATCAAGATACATCCATGGAGACAAACGCTTTGCTTCACTCTCGCCAAGTACCTTTGTGATACGATTGACAAGATATGGAATATCGAAGAACTTTACGTTCCAACCAGTGATGATATCTGGATAATCAAATGTCCATTCGTCAAGAAACTTCTTGAGCAAATCAACTTCATCACGGCACTGAATATACCAAACATCATCGCGCTTGTTTTCAAACTTGCCACAACCCAGCACGACAAACTTGTTCTTGTTCTTGAACGTGATTGCTGTGATAGGTTCAGATGCAGATGCTGGCTCAGGGAATCCGTTTTCGGACCCAACCTCGATATCGATATTGGTTACATTGATATGCTGTAAGTCCCATTCAACATCGTCAGGAAACGTTTCTGCGACGAAGGCATATTCGTATTTGTTATTGCCATAGACAACAAAGCCATCAACATCTTCGTATTGCTTGATGAAATCTCTAGCATCACGAATGTTGCCTGGCTTTAGTTCAGCCACATAGTCGCCGTGAATAGTTGTCCATTCTGTCTTTTGCTTTGCGGGTACAAAAAAAGTAGGAAAGTAATCTACCTTTCGGCGTACTTTCCTACCATTTTCAACACCTCGATACAGAATACGGGAACCGTGGATCTGGACGTTAGTGTAAAAGTCTGACATTATGCTCCTGGCATGATAAGATTGGAAGTTGGAAGAACAAGTCCGCCAAACATGGAATTATATTGATTGACAAACTCTTTGATTGGTGTCATTATACACAATACATGAGACTTGTCAAGTATAAATGACTTATCATCGCTGAATTCTGCCCACGGAGCAAAACCAATATTTGGTGTCTTTGGATCAATCTTGTTAGGCATGACAATGATGCGAACAGGATTCTTGATCTTGCATACTGTATCACCACTTGGCATGATTTCAGCCAGTAATTCCTCACCAGTGATCAGCTTGATTATATTGACACTCATTCAAGCTCTCCCACATAATCAAATACACCGACAGTCATCCACTTAGTCGGAATATAAGTCAGATTAGAACCTGACTCGGACTTATAGACATACTTGTTATCGTAGTCCATAACCTTGGCAAGCTTTTCCCACTTGCTATCATAGTCGCGCTGCTTCCATGCAGTCTCAAGAATATTCATTACAAAACTCCAATCTTAATTAAACTTAACGCCGTTCATCTTTTCTTCGGTAGTGACGAATACAATTTTGTCTTCATCATCCGTATAGTATACAGGGTTTAGTCCTGCTTGTCTATACTCTTCTGCCCACTTTAATGCAACATGAAAGTTGCTATCTGGACCCATAATCTCTGCTGCTTGTCGGATAATATCTTCGGAAATAGTTTGATAAGCCATGATGCTATTCCTTCTTTTT